CCCCAGGTGATGGTGGCGGGGTCGTGGATCATGAACACCGAGCCGAGCGCCATCTCGACCACGTCGCCGGCGCAGGCGATCAAGGAGGCGGCCGAAGCCGCGATCCCCTCGACGATGATCGTCACCTCGCCTTTGTGCGACTTCAGCGCAGCGTGGATCGCAGCGCCCTCGGTAGCGATCCCGCCACCCGAATTCAGGCGCACCGTGACCGCCGTATTCCGGCCCACCTGGGCCAGCGCGGCGATGACCTGGCCCGACGTGAAGCCATCGCCCCAGAAGTCGTCACCGACCATGCCAGACAGGATCAATTCCCCGTCCAGGATCTGAACCGCCATGGGTTCCTCCAAACGAAAAGGGCGACCCGTGAAGGCCGCCCTTGCTGCTGCTGATGTTGGCCCCCTAGAGGCCGTTGAAGCCGTCGCCGAAGTCGCCGCCGTAGCCGGTTCCCGGGCCAAATCCTCGCCGGCGGAAGCCCGCGCGGATCGCGTACCTCGCCCGCCGGCCCTGCTTGCGCTCGCATTCGGCTTTCAGCCGCTCGATCTCACGTTGCAGCGCCGGCAGACTGGCCTGCGTCAGCTCAACTTCGCGCTCGCGGAACCGCACCCGGGCTTCCGTCTCGCCGGCAAGCAGGCTGTAGTAGGCCGCCTGGAGTTGAGGCCAGACTTGGCAGGGGTTGGTCAGGTCGATCCCGTCCAGGAGCGCCATCAATCATCCTCCAGAAGCTTCGGATCCACCCTCGCGTCCGGGGATCCCGGTGGCGGCGCGTACGGGTCCGGAAGACCGAGGCGTTCGGCCTGCTTCCGGTCCTGGGCCCTCTGCTGTTGCTCGGCGTCGTAGTCGAGCCCGACCTCTCCCGCCGCAGTGGCGGCCGACATGATCCCGAGATCCTTAACCAGGATCTTGAGCGCGGTGGCGGTCTTCAGCTCGTCCGGAGACGGCTTGGCGGGGCCACGCCAGATCGCCTTGCAGGCCGCCGCGCGCTGACGAAGGAACCGCGTATAGCCGCCCGGGAAGGGCGTCAGGCCGCGCGCAATCCGTTCCTCTAACCAGGCTTCAAACACAGCCTGCAGGAACGGCCGCGGGATGACGCGCCGACGACGAACGACGACCGGCCAGTTGGAGACGATCCCCATCTTGATCGAGGAGAACGTCGCGCCCTGGTAGTCGCCGGTGAACTTCTCGTAGGTCGTCCCGATGCAGCGGGCGACCTCCCGCAGGAGATTGTTCGAGAACGGCAGGTAGTTGCCGCCCGGCGTGTTTGCCGTGTGGAACTTCAGAGCGTCACCGGGAAACATGGTCGCGATCCGGCCATGGATCCCGAGATCAATGCCGCTGGCGCCGTACCATTCGGCACGTTGCGCCATCAGAGCCGCCATGCCGCCAGGGCCTGTCAGATCGGGCTGGCCACCGTTCCCTGCTCCGGGGTCGCTCGCCTCCAGCAAGCCCTCCAGCGCCTCACCAGGGAGCTGGCTGCTTTCGAAGGTCGCTGAAAAGATCGTCTGCAGCAGGAGCGTGGTCAGGGTCGCGTCAGCCGCCTGATCGTACTGGCGCACTACCTTCAGTACCGGCGCGAAGGGCGATATCCCGCGCGTTACGCCGGCGTCGGCGTCCAGGACGTGAACGACCAGGGGGCGCCCGTCGCCGTCACGAGCCGCCACGTCGAGATCCTGAACGAAGCCATTGATCTTGGTCCGCAGGCGGTAGCCGATGGGCAGGCCGTCGTCGTCCAAGAACACGCCCTGGTGCAGGTTCTGAAGTTCGGACGTCTGCTGCGAAAGGCGGATAGGTGAGACGAGCTGAACCTTGGTCAGCATCGTCGCCCAGGGCCGCTCCCGCAGAAGCATCCGGGCCAACCCCTCGCCCATCGGCATGTACCAGCGGACAAGGGTGTCCGCCATCGACGCCAAGGTCATCCGCCCACGGGCGTCGCACTCAAGCGGGTTGTTTGCGTAGGCGCAAAACTCGCGCTCTACGTCCGCCGCCCACGCGTGCGTGAAGTCCTCTGACCAATGAAGCGCCTGAGAGTCAGGCGAGACATTGATCGTCAGCCCTTCCGGACCGTTGACGTCGGCGACCATCTGGTCGATCGCCCCGGCGATCCAACCGCTGTTGTGAGCGGCGTCGATCGTTCGCGCCGCAACGCCAGGCCAGGCCTCCTGGACGTCAGTGCGATGGTCCCGAAGCGCTGGCCGCCAGCCGCCCAGGACATTGGCGCTGTCCGGCCGCATGTATCGCGCCGTAGCCCGATGCGACTGCAGCTGGAGCGGCTCCGTCCCCGTCAGGACAAGCGGCGAGTGGCGGGCGCTCGGCCGCTTGCCTTGGGCCATCGAACTATCTCCGATTCATTTGAGCCGCGATCTCGGCCAGGGTTCGCCGGCGCGGCGGCGGTTCTGGCTCTGGCATGCGAACGCGGTTCGCATCGTCCGGCGCTGGATCCGATGGCGCAGCGGGCTGCATCAGCAGATCCTCAAGGTCGAGCTGGCCCGTGACCGGGGCTGTTTCGATGTCCGCCTCGTACTGATCCCACGTCCGTTCCGGGAGGGTGCGAAGACCGAGCCGGATCGACGCGGCCTCCGCCTGCAACAGCGTGTCCAGGCCTTCGTTCGCCTGGTCCTTGTCCTTGATCCACTCGTAGACGATGAAACCGGTCTTGCTCTTTTTCGGACGCCGTCGCTCGGCGGTGAGCTGCCGGAAATACTCATCTTCCAGCCCCATCGGGAAACCGACGTAGCCCCGATCGAGCGGGTCAACCTTGGCCAGGTTTCGATAGAGCGCCATCTTCAGCACCGAGGTGGCGAAGTTGTAGAACCGTCGCGAGTACTTCAGCAGCTTGCCAGCACGGTTCCGCTCTCGCTTCACCCGGGCCAGCAGCGGCGCGGTTTCCGAGGGAATGCCCCGGACCATGATCACCTGCGACGACGGATGACGGCGGGCCCAGCCCCAGACGTCTTCTGTCCAGGCGTTGCCGTCGATGGCAGTCAGGGCGATCGGCAGGCGACGGCCAACGCAGTTGGGATAGGTCTGCTGCAGAAGGTCGTCGAGCCGAGAGCGGCATTCGTCGTCGCTGATGTGCTTCGGGATGACCACATAAGAGACCACCCACCGCCGCCCATCGCGCCCACAGGCGACTACCTGGCATTCCACGCGATCCTGCTGGCAGTCGACCCCCATGGTGAGGATCAGGCCGCCTTGGGGAACCGTTCCAACCCGGTAGTGGGACTCCATCGCGCGATCGCGAAGGTCTTCCCACGGAACGCTCTCACCGGCGCCCCGATAGGCCAGGCCGCAAGTGTCGTTCAGAAACGTCTGCTCGGCCGCGGGATGACCCTTGGCCACCAGCCATTCCTGGGCGATCCGGGCGAAGCTCTGCAGGATGCTGTAGGCGGACCAAATCCAGAAGCTGCGATGATAGGCCTTCGCCGCCGGGTTCCGCGCGCGCCACCGAAGGCGGCGCTTCATCGCCTGGCGATGATGCTCGCGGATCTCGCAGCCGCAGGCGGTGCAGGTGAAGTGCGGATCAGTCGGATCGACGTCGATCGTCGCCCGCATATTCTCCCATTCCAGCACCTGGAACTCATCGCAGTGCGGGCACGGGACCTCCGGGTATTCCTGCGACCCAGCCTCAAAGCTCTTGGTGATCCGGCAACCCGGTAAGACCAGAGGCGTCGAGATCTTGAAGATCTTCGCGAACTCGAACGCCCGCGACCGACTGTCGGCTTGCGACTCCGGATCGCCGGCCGCGTTCATCTCCCATTTCGCCAGGTCGTCCTGGATCTGGCGGCGCATGCTGACTTGCGACAGCGATGACGGCGAGTTGGCGCCGGAGATCTGGATCGAACCGCGACCGTCCGCCCGCTCCTTGAACAGCGCGCTATCCGCGACGTCCCGGCTACGCGCCGGGAACAGCCTGGCGAGCGCAGCCGTCCCCCGAAGCATCGGCTTCAGCTTGAGCTTCGACCAGCGCCGCGCGTTGTCATCGGTCGGGTGCGTGTAGAGAACGTCGCACGGATCCATGACCAGCGAGCCGAGCGTGAAGACGTTGGCCAGGATCGTCCCGCCGATCTGGGCCGACTTCGCCAACGTCACGATCCGGCAAGGATCGTCCGGGCCCAACGCGACGAACATCTCGTCGAACTCGGGGAACAGCTCGCGATTGTACGGGCCCGGGATCGGGCTTTCCCGTTCGCTGAAGACGATGTGTTCGCCGGCGAATTTTCCATAGTCGATGGGCGGCGGCGGTTCGATGACCTCGGCGACGGCCTCCTCGACCATGCGCTCGGGGTTCATCAGGTGGATCGACAACGTCAGCCCTCCCCGGCCTCGCCCTCCTCGACCAGGTCGTCGCCGGCGGCGTCTTCAATCAGATCTCGCAGAGCCGAGGCCCGTTGCTTGGCGGCCTGGGCCGCCTTGGCGCGCAGCTCCCGAAATTCCCGCCGCAAGATGTGGGTGACGTCGCGCTGCGGGACTTCAAAGGCCGTCGCCAGCGCCTGGGCCAGGTCAGAGATCCCGCCCTCGAACACGTTGAGCATGGTCTGGGCTACGCCGATCAGCGCCGCCCGGGACTGGTCAGCGCGGATGTAGACCCCGCGCCGGGCCCGCTCCTCCTCGGTCTCACGCTGGTTCGCCCGCTCGGCCTGTTCGAGCTTCAGCTCCTTGAGCCGGTCGGCGACCGGGTCGGCCGCAGCTTGCGAAGCTCGCGCCGGCGGCGCGAAGCGTAGCGGCACGTCCTCGGCCTCGGCCAGCCGCGGCGCGAGTTCGGGTTCCCCGACAGCCAGGGCAGCGGGAACCGCCGAAACGTCGCCGTGGAGGCGGGTATTGATCCCGTTTCCGAACCGCTGGCCCAGGTCCGT